AAATTAAAGCCTCTTGGGGATACCAGAGATGGACTTCCTTTGAAGAGGGCCTATAAAAAATAAAAGATCAGCGCGCCACTAATGTGGAAATGCGACGAAAACACAAGCCTAGACGAGAAGGCTTGTTTACCCCATGCTATGATGAAGAACTCGTGACATAGGGGAGTGTGTGGGCGCTCCAAACTTGGGGCAGTTGTCACGCACACACCCTAGGTGTACCTGGTGGATATCGAGAAAGATCTTATAAGTAGCATGTGCGCAGAGGAGAATGGCCTCGGCGGTGATACCCAACACTATAAAAAGGGAACCCCTCGATGGCGGGTGTAGAGGTTTTTGACCCCCCCCTCCGGCAGTACGGGAGAGACTGCCACCCCACGACCAGCGCACAACCAAGAGAATAAACGAGTATAATACGAGGACTTACTACGGCAACAGCGATATTAGAGAGAGTTACCGGTAGCAGGTTGTGCTACATACGAAATACTATACGATGGTGCTTACATTCACCATTGACGACAATGATGGTGGAGAGTTTACTTTCACGGACGATACCGGTGGTACTGGTGCGCAGCATCGTGCCATATCCGGAGATGCTATTGACCGTATGCTTGGTGAGATTCCTCGCACTTCGGAGACGGAGTGTGATACATCCGATCCGTATGCGATCATAAAGATATTGAGGCAGATAGAGTTACCCGGCGTATCACCAGAACGCGAATATATGATCAAATTTTTCGAGGACTTGATTAGTGCCGCTCTTCGTTTGTATAACGACCCATCAGTGGGAAATGTTACGCACGTATTGTGGGATTTCACGCGTGCCAGAACTGGCACGAGCACCTACACCACTATCAAGAAGAGGGATAAAGTTGTGAAGAAATTGTTTGATATCATGACCTCAAAATGGAAAGTTCAAGCTTCGGCTGATGGGATGCTCCAATCGATGCGAGGTTTGCTCACAACGATTGATATTATTGAAACTAGCGACATCGCTCGCAAGTTTCAAGAATTTGTGTGTTTCTTGCTTGCAGGTGATATCTTCGGTATGGCGAACAAATTCCTCAGTATTGAAGAATTCGCGTTCATTTTTAGAGATTATCAGAATACACGTTACAAGAGTAAACTCGGATTTATCCGTGGAACTCTGGAATTTCTAATAACAACTTACGAACGCTTAAAAGCGTGGAGAGCTACAGGCGATATAACTTCGATTCTGATATCTAGTGATGCGGCTACCATTTTCCTTAAGGATGCTGCAGAAGTGGTCAGGCTTTCCGCAAGCTTTGGTAATTTGTCAGCTGTGGGGTGGACTGAACCCGACTATACGCGTCTATTGTTACATGTTATAGACTATGGTGAAAGTATCGTTGCCTATGTTGGAGTTGGTTCATCGCCGGAAAAAAGATATATCATGAAAAAGTTGCAAGAACTTAAACTAATACGTGATAGCCATCTTACTGCTGACGCTGCCGCTCAATTTCGCCAGGAACCGTATTCAGCAATGATTTTTGGTCATGCTGGGGTGGGTAAAACTCAATTCATGGCGATGAGTATATCACAAATAAATCGTGTGCTCGGATTTCGAGATACGGAAGATAATGTGTATGTATTTTCACCGGGGTTGAAACACCACGACGGATACCGAAGTGGAAAAGTACACTGTATTTACGATGATGGAGCTTCCGAAAATGTTAATAAAGTGCAATTTGGGAGTGGATCGACACTCGAGACACCTATCCAAGCGGTGAACACGGCACCTTGGATATTGCCAATGGCTGCATTAGAGAAGAAGGGAAAAGTGCGTTTCGACCCCGAATTTGTTTGGATGACTACAAATGTTATCGATATGAATGCAAGACACATGTTTTCTAGCGAATTGGCACTTCGAAGAAGATTCCCAGTAGTTGTTGAAGTTCGAGTCAAGCCTGAATATGCTACTAATGGGATGTTAGATCCCCAAAAAGTTCCCCCTCTTTTGGAGGGCGAACGTCAGAACACGTGGTTGATAACTATCTATCGTGTGGCTGCTAGGCCTGCTGATCGCTTTGCAGTGCAAGAGGCTCTACTTATACATGAAGCTGACTTTACGGAAATAGAGGATTTTATGCAATGGCTTACTAGAGATGTGATAGCTTTCCGTAAGAAAACCAATAAGGCTGCAACAATGCGGACTCAAATGCGCAATGTTGAATTGTGCTACCGCCTAGAAAATGGAGTTCCCCATGGATGTTTTAAGTCTAAGAGAGTGTGCACTTGTGAAGCTGTTGTTCAGATGGATGCTGCGCCCGAGATGGGTTTTGACTTTCACCCACCAGCTATTGATGTTAACCAGCAAGCGCCCGATAGACGAGATAGGCGAACGCCTAATATGCGCCCAACTGAGTTATTACATTTGGGTGCTGAACCGGAGGTTGTTGAGGAAGCATTAGCCCTTGAGAGGGCTTATCTTGCTGAGAGAACACCAGAGTTGGCGGAGCGCACTTTGAATGAGATGCCAAACCTTCCAAGGGAACTAGTTCAACACGTTACTCAGTATATAGGAAGACAGCGTAGTTCGTTACGTCAGTGGTGGCGAGATCCTCAGTATGCTTTCTGGCCGAGCGAAGCCCATCCGTGGGTACAAATGAACTGGTTTACACGCTTTATGCTTATGTTACAATTCTATTTCTGGCAGTTAGCATGGGGGTTTGTGGCTGCATTCATTGGTTTAGTTTTAGTGTTGTTGTACGATTATTGGTTATCTGGACGTCCTTGGGACGCTCAGGATCAGCCCTCAGTACCCGGACAAGCAGGGATAAAACTATTTATTTCATTCGTCGCTGTCTCTCCGTTATGGGTTACCTTTTTATTGATGTGTTACTTAGGTTATTTATATTATACTGATCTGATTTTTCGCACAGCAATTAAAAATTTCTGGATGTTTATGAAGATAACTCGACAACAAGGCATCAGTGCTGCGACTGGTCATATATTAGGCCTGTGCATCCAGGATGTGGGCAGGCGATTTGAAGAACGTTTATCTAGAATACTCCCAAATGATACCATTATCATGTTATCCTACCTCAGTGCTTCACTAGCTATAGGTTATTACGGTGGGAAGTTATTAGGGTTAGCAATCAATACCACCACAGCGCGTAAGAAGAAAAAGAAGAAGGTGGAGCCAGTACCTTCTGAGACAGGAAGTGAGTCTGAGAGTGAAACTCCATCTAGCGATTCTAGTAAGAAAAGTAAGTCTTCTCCACGGCATGTGCGTTTGGTACGCCGTCGCCCTGTAGTTAAGCGATTAAATTTAGTGGAGGGGCAACGAGCTCCACGTATCCAGGGAGAAACTGGCACCGATATGGTTGTTAAAACCAATGAAGTAAAAGTCAACCCTTGGTACAAGGAGAGTGTTGAGTTGACTCCGGTTCATTTTTCACGAACTAGCCTGTCTTGGAAAGCCTTTGCGAGAGAGGAGTTGTTGAAGCGACTTGAATCGAACATATACGATATTCATGTTCGTAAAGAGGATAGATGGGTTAATGGCACGATGTTTGGCGTCCATGAGAACTACTTTATTATTTGCAAGCATTTTTTGGCGTACTTACCAACACAACTCCGCTATAGTCAGAGTAGTGGAGCAGAAGGGATTCGCTCATCCAGGGAAATTCAAATAGATGAGACACAAACTTACTTCCTTGATGGTGAAATAGTAGTTGTTTTTCTACCCGACCTTCCAATGGTTAAAAGTTGCCTAGAACTCCTACCCCGAGAAACATTCCCAGGATCACAAACAGGACACCTACTTACACGCAGGAAGGGTGAATACAAACCTATTTACTCGGATTATGTATCATTTTTGACCACGGCACCGGAGTTACCAGGTTTAGATGGTTTGATGCACCATTATGGTCGCAGTGAATTGAGAGAGGTGACTATCGGTGGTGATTGTGGTTCCCCATTGCTAGTTCATACTCCTTTTGGTCCTACCATCTATGGGATCCATGTGATGGGAATTGAAGGTAAAGTGCGACATGCTAGTTTAGCACAATATTTGGATTACAAAGCTATTAAGGGTGTTGTTGAGTCCCGATATGGACACTTGACACTGCAAGATACAGTACTTGAGTTATCGTCTGAATCCGTGGAGCGCCGTATGGAACCCCTCCACTATAAGAGCCCAGTTCGTTACATCGAACAGGGTTGTGGGTATGTTTACGGATCTATCTCTGGCCACAGAGGTAAGCCCAAGAGTCGCGTTTGCGAGACGCTATTCTACCATCGTCTTATTCGAGATGGTTATGAGGACAAATATGGTCCGCCCGTCCTTACAGGTTGGGAGCCTAAACACCAGATCTTGAAGGCTGCTACAGATAAAGTTAAGTCCAACTGGTTGCAACAGGACTTAGATGTTATACTCCAGGCATACATCGCACATATTGAAAGGCATTTCCCTGAGGCTCCAATTTTTACCCCACTCACACTTGATGAAGCGATTAATGGCATTAATGGTGTTGCGTTTATTGACGCAATGCCAAAGCATACTTCCACGGGTTTCCCATGGAATAAGTGCAAGAAATACTTTCTTATTCAGAAGGAAGACGGTAGGTTTACTCTGGATGAGGAGACTCAGCGATGTTTTGAGCGAATTGTATCGTGTCTAGAACAAGGTGTAGCATGGGAACCTGTTATGACAGCTTCCCTTAAAGATGAATTGCGTAAGCATAGTAAGATTTGGAGTAAGAGCACTAGAGTGTTCTATGGTTCCCATTTCGTTTGGGCTATAGTAGGGCGTATGTTGCTATTGCCACTTATCGCTTTTATTCAAAACCATACCGAGGTATTCTGTATGTATCCAGGTACAAACGTAAGCTCTAGACAGTGGGAGGCACTGTGTAGACACCTCACTAAATTTGCATCAGTACCGTTCAGTGATCTAGAATCATTTGAGAAATGTGATGCTTTGATTAATGATGGTGACTTCGGCAAGTTCGATGTCACTATGGATCCTAAGTGCTTGTCCTCCGCCGGTGACTTTTTCTTTTGGATGTGTCGCTGGGGATCTTATACAGACAAGGCCAGTTTGATGGTTCGGGGAGTTCTTAAGCCAATAGTTAATCCCTATGTTAATTTTTTCGGAGACTTACTTCGATTTGTTGGGATAAATCCGTCGGGGCACATTGCTACGGTTATAGTGAACTGCTTAGTTTCTATCTTTTCTCTAATGAACTGTTATCTCTTGCTGAACCCCGAGGGAACATGCGATGACTTCTTCGATCACGTCGCTCTTGCGACTTATGGTGATGATAATATCATGGGAATCTCTCCCTCTATACCATGGTTCTCGCATCTAACTATAGCGAGCAAAATGAGGGAACTTGGCCTCGAATATACGATGGCCGAAAAGGATGCAGCTCCAGTTCCATATCAAAGTATAACAAAAGCGTCGTTTTTAAAACGTTATTTTCGTTACGATCCAGACGTGGGGGCTGTACTGGCCCCTCTTCATGAAGACTCAATCGTTAAGAGTCTAATGAAGTGTGTACGATCTAAATCGGTGACTTTGGAGGAACAGAATATAGATGCTGTGGAAGCCGCAGTATCAGCTTATTTTCACTATGGTAAAGACAAATTTGAGAAAATGCGCCGTTACCTAATGGAAATTGTTGAGGACGAGGACTTAACCCACCGGGTAAAACCTTCGACCTTTCCGACTTGGGATACGCTGGTGGAGCGATTTGAGTCGGCTTAATGGCCGGCTCTGGGCCTTCCCACAGGTCCGTTAAACCAAAAGTGGGACATCTCTCTGGATCAGCGAATTTAGAGACCTGTACAATCGTGAGCAGGAGAGATGTGATACCCGCGCAGGGCTATCCCTAAAGGGCTTATTTAAGCCTTGGTTTCGTAGCGCAAGGTTCCATTTAAAGGTCAAGAGCGCTCTGTATTATGGCCTAACATATAGAGTTTAAGAAATGGCTGAACGAACATGTACCTATTGATTATGTGTCATGGTTGGACATTAAACCCACAGATGGACGGCGAGTTTGCGTCCAGTCTGCTGAAATTACAGACTCAAAAACAGCTACTATTTCGTCTATAGAATCACGAGATCTTGTAACCTTTGTAGATGAAAGTAGTGGCACTCTTGGAGGGATTGTTATCTCTCCACCTGACTTTGCTTCTGGGGACTCCACGCAGAATGCCGACTTAGGCAAGTTTTTAGCAAGACCAGTCAAGATAGCGGAGTTCACATGGGCTGACTCTTCGACAGTGGGGACCACATGGTCTTATAAACCTTGGTCTCTGTTTTTCAACAAGACTAGTGTGAAGAACAAGTTGGCGAATTACGCCTTCTTAAAGTGCAAACTGAAAGTTAAAATTATGATCAATGCCTCACCATTCCTTTACGGAGCGATGTTGGCGTATTACGCACCGCTGTCAGGTTATTCTCCACCCTCAATCTACTATGATGCCTACCAAGCTTGGTTTATGCCAGCTTCGCAGTTGCCTCATCGTATGATCTACCCTTCTGAGAACGAAGGATGCGAGATGGAGTTACCCTTTATCTACCATAAGAATTACTTGCCCACAACAACTCTGGCAGAATTTGATGCGATGGGTCAATTGGATTTTACTAATATGACCCTATTACGCAGTGCCAATGCTGCTGCTTCGCAATCTATCAACGTAGCAGTTTATGCATGGGCGGAGGAAGTCGACTTGTCTGGGCCAAGTACCGGATTGGTTTTGCAGGCTGGAGATGAGTACGGTGACGGACCCATTTCTAGACCCGCTTCGGCAATTGCCGATATAGCGGGACGCTTGAAAGGAGTTCCTTTGCTTGGAAAATTCGCAACGGCGACCGAGATTGGCGCGGGGGCAGTATCTAGTATTGCTAGGCTATTTGGTTTTACCAATGTGCCAGTGATTGATAATGTGCACCCAATAAGACCTGTATCTCAGCCGCCTTTGGCTAGTCCAGAGATAAGTTACCCAGTTGAAAAGCTGACTCTCGATCCGAAGAATGAGTTAGCAATCTCCCCAAGTCACATTGGTTTACCAGATACTGATGAGTTGGCTATAGAACATATTGTGGCTAGAGAATCTTGGTTCTTCACTGCCAATTGGACGACGGGGAATGTGTTTGGCGATTTACTGTTTCAGACCAAGATCACCCCAACCTTATTGACTTACTTAGACTTTAGTACCTACCAACGCATCAATTCCACGCCTATGGGATTTGTGTCTTACTTGTTTGGTAATTGGAGGGGTGATATTATTCTGCGCTTTAGGGTTATTGCTTCTAAATTTCATAGAGGTAGATTGCTAATCTCTTATGATCCCCTTGGTACTTCAGGGTCGAACTTGATAACGAATTCGTCACCCGAAGGTCAGGTGTTTACCCACATTGTGGATATATCTGAGAAAGACGATTTCGAAGTTCGTATTCCCTACCAGCAAGCGTACCCTTGGCTCCAGACAGTTCGAGATTGGAAATCTTATGATACTACCACTTTCGGATCCTCTGCATCATTTGGTGGTAACCCACAGTTGTATAACGGGCAGTTAACTGTTAGAGTACTAACTAAGCTGACTGCACCAGTGGCGACTGCGGATGTCAACATCCTATGTTATGCTAGGGGAGCCGAGAATCTCGAGTTCGCAAACCCAATGACAGTGAAGGAGGATTGGTCTCTCTTTTCAATTCAGTCTCAGGACGTCTGGGATGAAAAAGAAAGTGAAGAGGCAATAATAATTGGGGGGGGTCCTTCTGTGCCCGATCCCCACAGGTTTAGGATGAATATGGGAGAGTCCGTTAAATCTTTGCGACCCCTATTACGCAGATTTAATCTGCATGAGGTGGCTTTGGATTCTAGTACTACCACAGAACAGCTTGGTCAACTTGTCCATGTTAATTCTCGTTTTCCTCTCTATTATGGATATGATCCAAACGGTATACACTCTGCGAAGGGTCTAGCAGTTACCGGGAGCAATTTCCCCTTTAACTTTGTTAAAAATACCGTGTTTGGGCGTATAGCTCCTGCTTTTCTAGGAGTTAAAGGTTCGATGTTTTGGCACATCAATGTCCAAGCACCGTTACCTATTAATAATGTCTATGTAGCGAGATTACCTGACAGACAGACAAATGCTTTACGCGCAAACGTGCACAATGCCGCTGGCACTGGTAGTTACAATGCGTGGTGGTATGTGCAGAACTCTGCTACAACAGCCGCTGGGGCGGCTCTCACAAACACCCAAACCAATGGCGGTATAACTGTTGGAGTTCCGAATTATTCGTATTCGAAATTCCAATTTACTAAACCCGCTAACACTTCCAGCCCGATTACGGCCGATGGGACGGCCTATGAGAATTTTGCTATTACAGTGCCTTATGATAATGTCAACGGGCCTAAAAACAACCAGATTACTATCTATAAGTATTTCTCTGTGGGCACGGATTTTAATTTTTATATGTTTTTGTGTACACCATCGTACACATACCACAATGTCCCAACACCCAACTAACTCCCTAGTGAGTTGGTATCCATCTCGCTTGGTTGACTTAGATCATCCTTGCGACTCTTTGAGTTTAAAAGGTGGAAACCCATTCGCTTTATTATATAAAGCGCGAAAGATAGAAAGAAAGATCAGTGAAAGCGAGACTTCGGTCTGCGAGCTAGCTTAATCGCAAGTAACCATCTTATTATCTACTCCCCTTGTCCAGTGGGGGGAGCGCACATTCATGTGAGCATGAATGTGTGACACATTTGTGACTCGTTCACTGCAATTGGAGGTTCAGGCTTTTGCCACAGTTCAATATTGATTTTGTAACCTCTGCTTGCAGGGGTGAGTTTTACTGTATGGAATTGGAACCTTTTAATTGCAGCTTGATTGTAGC